AAGGGCGACGTGTATCCACACGATGCGGTGGTCATGCGCGGTCACGAAAACAAGGTGCCGCGCTACTACGACAAACTGTTCGAGCGGGTGAACCCGCGAGCACTTCGCAAGATCAAGCATGCGCGCGTTGCAGCGGCGAACACGCGCAAGGCTCGACACGAATCGTCCCCTGAGCGCCTGAGGGTTCGTGAGAAAGTCAAGAAGGCGCAAATTCGATCTCTCAAGCGGAGGCTTTAAATGAAGCTGCAAGCGTATTCGGTGTTCGATTCCAAAGCGAAGTTTTTCGTCAAGCCGTTCTACTGCGCGAACGACATGGTCGCGCTGCGGCTGTTCGGCTCGGCGGCGAGTGATCGCACGTTGGATATCGGGAAGTTCCCGACGGACTTCTCGCTCTTCCACGTCGGCGAGTGGGACGATGACAGCGGGACGTTCACGCAGGTGTCGCCGCTGCGTAATCTCGGACTCGCAGCGCAGTTCATCGAAGCGCCGGTCTCGTCGGTGGCTGTTGACCAGGTCGAACGCAAGCTCAGCCAAAAGGAGGTCGGCAATGTTCGGTAAAAACCACCGCAGTCCGTCCGTCATGCAGCACTCGTTTGCGCGCGCGCCGAAGGCGGACATTCAGCGTTCCGCGTTCGATCGCTCGCACGGCTACAAGACGACGTTCGACGCCGGCGAGCTGATCCCGGTGCTGGTGGACGAGATGCTCCCGGGCGATACCTTCAAGTGCAACATGACCGGGTTTCTTCGGCTCGCGACGCCGATCTTCCCGATCATGGACAACATGTACGTCGACGTTCACTTCTACGCGATCCCGATGCGGCTGCTCTGGGAGAACTGGGAGCGTTTCAACGGCGCCCAGGACAACCCGACCGATTCGACGGATTTCGTCATGCCGAAGATGACGTCGCCTGTCGGCGGCTATACGCTCGGTTCGCTTAGCGATTACTTCGGCATTCCGACCGAGATCGCGGGGCTTGAGCACCATTCGCTCTTCCACCGTGCGTACAACATGATCTACAACACGCACTACCGCGACCAGAACATGCAGGAGTCCGTCACGGTCGATCTCGACAACGGTCCCGATGATCCGGCGGACTATGTGATTCTCAGGCGCGGCAAGCGCTATGACTACTTCACGTCCTGCCTGCCGTGGCCGCAGAAGGGCGATTCGGTGACGATGCCTCTCGGTACCACGGCGCCGGTTTTCAGCAACGCGACCAACGGGCAGGAGATCGGCGTGCGCGTCGGCTCCGGCATGGGAGCGATCAACTGGATGGATACGGCCGGGGCGCGGCTGCTCGCGACGAACAACGTTAGCTCGCCCGCGCATCCGCTCACGGTTGATCTTGCGGAAGCGGTTGCGCCCGCGATCAACACGATCCGGCAGGCGGTGACCGTCCAGCAGGTGCTGGAGAAAGACGCGCGCGGCGGCACGCGCTACATCGAGCTGATCAAGCAGCACTTCAACGTCGATTCGCCGGATATGCGGCTGCAGCGGCCGGAGTACATCGGCGGCGGTAGCTCGCCGGTCAACGTGTCGCCGATTCCGCAGACGGCTCCGACCTCGATGGTGTCTCCCCAGGGTAACCTCGCGGCCATGGGTACGGCCCTTTCGCAGGGCCACGGCTTCACCTACTCGGCAACCGAGCATTGCCTGATCATGGGTATCGTGTCGGTGCGCGCGGACCTGACGTATCAGCAGGGGCTCGACCGCATGTTCTCGCGCGATACGCGGTTCGATTTCGCGCTGCCGACGCTCGCGCACATCGGCGAGCAGGCCGTGCTGCAGAAGGAAATCTATGCGCAGGGTACGGCGGACGACGATATCGTGTTCGGCTATCAGGAGCGGTTTGCCGAGTACCGCTACAAGCCGAGTCGCATCACCGGGCTGTTTCGCTCGAACGCGGCCGGTACGCTCCATGCGTGGCATCTCTCGCAGGAGTTCTCGGGCGCGCCCGAGCTGGACGGCACGTTCATCGTCGAGAACCCGCCTGTGGACCGCGTCATTGCGGTCCCGACGCAGCCGCACTTCATCGGCGATTTCTACTTCCGGTATCACACCGCGCGGCCGTTGCCGCTCTACGGTGTCCCCGGACTGACGAGGTTCTGATGGGTATCGGCATCGACATTATCGGCGCCGGTCTCGCAGGCGGGACGAATATCCTCGGCCCGCTTATCTCGGGCGGCGCGTCGTTGCTCGGCGGCGCGATGTCGAACGCTCAGACCGCGTCGCGCCTCGAGGACCAGCATCGGCATCAGATCGAAACCATGGTGGAACAGAACAAGTTCTACGAGTCCATGGCGAACACCGCGCACCAGCGCGAGGTGGCCGATCTCTTGCAGGCCGGGCTCAATCCGATCCTCTCCGGTACGGGCGGTAAAGGAGCCGCCGTAGGTACCGGGAGCGGCTTGTCCGGCGCGAGCTCGCCAGCGACGGATATCCTCACGCCCGCGGTGAACACGGCGCTGAGCGCGCGGCGTAACGAGGCCGAGACTGCGAACATCAAGCAGGACACTCTTCTGAAGGAGGCCGAAGAGCGGCTCGCGTGGCAGAAGAAAGAAACGGAAGTGCAGAACACGCGAGGCGCGTATGAGTCCGCCGAGATCCTCACGTCGAATGCCAAGGGGCGAAAGCTCGAAGGCGAAATCGACGAGACGAAATACGGCGAGGTCATGCGCTATATCAACCGTGCAATGCAATCCATCCTCGGCGGTTCGTCTGCGATCCGTAACCTCAAGGACTGACGGTGTCGCTCGGGGTATGGGGCGGAGCCCCATGATGGCGCGCTGCTGTTGCACGTCCTCAAGCGGTGTCCGCTCCCCGGGCGGAGCGCCCGGGGCAAAAGTACATCGCACGTCCCTCTACCCTATCCACCCCCTGCTAAGCCGCCTTTTCTCGTTCAATTTCTAAGGAGCATCACAACATGGCTACCAAATCCAATCCCAACAATCACGTCTCTCTTCCTCTCGATCCTCAACAACCTCAATACATGCCTCCTCTCCAACCCATTCCCTTCAAGACCGCATACGGTCCTCACGATCACGTCGTGATCAAACGAGAAGGCGAACGCACGGCTCAGACGAAGCAGGCGTTCAAGGACGAATGCGATATCAACAAAATCCTCGCGCGCTTCCGGCGCACGAAAATCCTCGACTGGGTCAACACGCAGGCGCCACGCTTCGGCGACTTCAACGCCCTGGACTATCAGGGCGCAATGGATCTCACTGTCAAAGCGCGGACGATGTTCGACGCGCTGCCGG